TGATGGTCACGATTATTTCAACTGGTGGTACACGATTGATTGGGTTCAGATTGAGATCAATTTGAACCTGAGTAATGCGATTATCAATGGGTCTAATAACCCATTGGCACCTCTTTATTATAACCAAGATGGTATTAACTATCTCCAAACTATTCTGTATAATACGATGGCTTCTGCGAGCACTTTCGGCATGGTGCTTGGCAAGATCACTATGACAACGTACGATGGGCCAAATCTTACCAACGCGATTAACGGTGGTGAGTTTGCTGGCGCGTGCGACGTGAATGCGGTGCCGTTCTTGAATTACACGCTGGCAAATCCCGGTGATTACAAGATCGGTGAATACGATGGACTTTCGACCCTGTTTATCCCGGCGCGTGGCTTCATCCACATTTTGGTGAATGTGGTTGCTACCGACCTAGTCTCGATCTAAGGAGGCCTAAATGGCGTTCCAATTTACACCTCCTGGACCGTTAAATCGGCTTCGGGCGTCGGTAGTTTTTGCTAATTTTCCTGAACTCAATGTTACGAGTTCTTATCTTACGACTGAAGGTATCCGGCTAGCTCTGGAGGGTAATGCTACGGATATGCTCCCAGCTATGGTGAGCTTGGTGAGTAGTCCGGCTCCATATCTGTCTGCTACGATCACCATGTCCATTGTGCGTAGTTCTGCACTGGCAAATCTTTTCAAACTTCAGTTTGAAGACAACACTCTTATGGGTATCACCACGATCTGGCCCGACACTGAAATCATACCGGTGTACACGATCAATAATGTCGCACTTGAAAGTGTACGTGAGATGGCGTTCGCTGGTATGGAAGCAGCAATGGTTGTAACAGCGAGGGGATATTATAATGTCAATACTGGTTTTTTCGGGACATGAGCAAAAATAATTAAAAGAGGGCTTTACTTAATATTAAAATTATAGTACTGTTGCTTCCACAGAAAATGGAGGCAGTGATGGTGATGTATTATGTATATGTTTGGAGTCATAATGGAACTCCACGTTATGTTGGTAGATCGCGTAATCGTAATCGAGCTTTACGTCATATAACTCATGAAGGACATAATCAGGCTCGGTTTGATTATTTTCAAAAATATAGCATAGAGATGAACCTTCAGTATGTTTTAGAGAATGCTACTTTAATAGATGCTTGTGAATTAGAAGAAACACTTATTCGACAATATGGTTTATTGTGTGACCAGACTGGTTCCTTATTAAATTTGACTTACGGTGGGTTTACTGAAAAAAGAAGTCAAAGTAGTCTTACAAAAGTTAGTCAGACACAAAAGAATTTGGGTGAGACACATTGGACTAAACGTCCAGAAGTAAGAGCTAGAATTCAACATACGTTGAGCTTAAAATTTCAAGATGCTTCTTATAAAGAAGAGCGTATTAATCAATTAAATCAGTCGCGGGATAATCCAGTCACTAAAGAAAAAATGAGTGTTGCTAAATTAGGCAAGTGTTTGACTGAAGAGCATAAGGCTAAGATAAAAGAAAACGCTGACCGATCAATTAGGAGTGAAGAGACTAAACAATTAATGTCCCAGGGTCAAGCGGAGTGTTGGGCAGACCCTGATCGCTCAGCTAAGAGACGTGAGTCTTTAAAAGCAGCTTGGGCTGATCCAGTTAAAAAAGCAGAGCGGTTAGCAAAACGAAATGAGACATTGAGAAATAAAACCTAACATGAGTACGAGGGGCGCATGGCACAAATCAAACTTAACCGGAAGCTAAATCTTGTTCTAGATATAGATGTCGATGTAGGGAAAATCTACGTACACTCAGTTCCGATTAGTCGGGAAGTGTTCGAAGATAATTTTCTCGTCATTTCGCGCGCTTTCACAGCCGTATACACGAATGGCTTAGGTCCTGTTACCGGCCCTCGTGTTGCGGCTCTTTTAGTCAAACAAGAAGCTCAAGCGCTCAATGTTTGGGATAAAACAAAACAATCCCTTTTCGCAGAAATCCACCGGTTAACATCAGTGATGGTGCCAACTGATACCGGATGGGATACTATCCCTTTCAGTGTTGCATGTTCACGCGGCATCATCGATGAAGATGTTGCGTCGGAGGTTGAAAATAGCCTCGTATATTTTACATGCGCCTCATCCATCCACCTAAAGACGGAGATGGGGATAGCCCTGGAAGGCTTGAGCACTCTGTGGGGCGCGCTAACTACATCATTGAACGCTACGGATTTCATGCGTTCCTTACAGACCTCGACTCAGGGCGAGACTACTGGCGTGAAGTCGGGGAATGGGAATCAATAATTCATTCGTGTATGTCGTGGCTGGTTGATGAAGGATTTAATGACTTTTTCAGCCAGTTTGAAGAATTGACTATGCCACACGGCACAAGACTTCAATGGCAACAACGCTACCTCATCTCACTGTGGAAAGCTTAACATAGGAGTTACCTCATGGCATCCGCAACAGTGACCGGTACAACAGAAGTAACACAACAGGCGAATCCGCAAGCTCAGGTTATTGAAACGCTGGAAAAAGCAGCGCAGTTCACAGTCAGTGCTCTTCAGCTTGCTACCCAACTCGGTGTGAAACTCCCCAACAATCCTTTCCTATCGTTCCTGATGACTCTGGTGGCTTCACATCCTCCGTCTCAACAGCAAGCAGTCGTGGCTCATCTACAAGATGCAGTCCAGACTGTTCAAGACCAGATCGCGTAACCTAGACACCGGTTAAATGGCTTCTCAAGCCCACACAATTACGATACCTGTACCACAAGAGATGATGCGGAATATGCTCCGCATCATGGCACAGGTATCACAATTTCAACAAGCAGCTATTGATTCAGCTAGATTTGCTCGTACTGTTAATCAACAGTATACACAAGCGGTTAATGTTCAGAATACACTGATGGTCCGTTTTAGACGGATGCAACAATTGTTGAATAATACTCGCACACAATTTCAAGCGAATACTGCTCGCATTATGCAAGCGATGGGTCCATTTGGTGGTGCTTTCTTACGAGCGTTGACCATTCCTGCGACAATTATTCGGTTTACGGCAGTCATGGGTGCTTCAGCTATTGCAGCGATCCCTGGACTCACCAAATGGATTTGGGATCAAATGGTGCATCTTGGAGATTCTATTCTCCAAGATTGGTTAGAAGCCTCAGGACTTGTATCTTCCATAGGAGGGTTAAGAGCATACCGGTATGCCTTTGGCAGTTTACCTAATGATCCTGCTCTAGCAGGAAATGTTGCAACTGGTCGCACTGATATCACATCTCAACAACTGTTAGCGTTGAAGACTCTAGGAGTAAAACAGACTTCTGATACTGCTGATATGATGGTACAGGCAACGCTTGCCGCTGCACAGTTTATGAAAACGAATGATTTGTATATGAGTTTGGCAAAAGCGGCAGCGATGGGAATTACGTCGCTGTTTACGCCAGAATCACTACTAGCTTTGCGGAATATGGATATTAAGGAGCTCCAAAGACGTCGCGATTTATATGAAGCAAATAAACAGAAACTAGATATTTCCAAGAAAGCCAGAGAAGCCTGGATTTCTTTCTCTGTGCAAATTGATAAAATGTGGGCACACATTGATACGATTATCGGTGAAAAGCTCGCAAACCCAAAATCCCCTATCGTACAGTTAATCACCCGGTTAGCGAAACGAATTGAAGATTTTGTCGCGTGGATAGCAGAGCAACCCATTACGAAGACCATAATTGATAAAATTGAAATATGGTTAATTGATTTCACTAATTGGATGAAAGAAGGTAAATTAGTTAATCTCATTAATCAATTAGCTGAACTAGCTCTTCAATTTACACAATCTGTTATTAAAGCAAGTGACGAACTTCGCAAGCTTGGTCGTCATTTATCTGGTGATTCTGCAACATTTGAACGATCGGTAGCTCCTGGTGGTACTCCTTCTCCTACTAGTAGCGGTGGATATAATGTGAGCGGAGGAGGTTATGCTGGAGCTCCTTCTATTGGAGGTGGAGGATACCCAGGGAGCGCTAGATATGCTCTTGGTGGACCTCCTGCATGGCGACAACCGGTAGGTGGCAATAACGGCCGCCCGGTGGCCACTGGTGCGCCTAGCAGTAGCGCGGGTGCCACCCCTAAGCTAGGTGGTGGTTGGCCTACCAGCGATACTCCTGCGGGGCGTGGGATGGCTCTTAGCAGTAGGGGCAGGGGTGGTCAAAGTAATAAAGGAAATGTGTCTAATGTGGGGCAAGATGAAGCTCCATCAACAGACAGTTATAATAGCTTAGCTGATATGCGTGCTGGGTTCGCTAAAGAGATGAAAGATAACCCACAATTAAGACAAAGACTTTTAGCACAAGTTGAAGCAGAAGTAGGTGGTCAACCGGCTCTCACTAGGCAAGCTTATTTTGAACAAATTATGAACCGTGCCGCTAATCGACATCAAACACTAGCACGAGCATTGAATGACACAGCATATTTTCCACCCCGTACCCAGAATATAACTAATAGTCCTGGATATCTTGAAAGAAATGTTTCGGCTGAAGGTATCGCAGCTAGAAATGCTGAATTAAATGCTGTTTTAGCTGGATCAGATGTTTCAAGAGGAGGAACCGGTAATTATAGTGTTTATAAAAGCTGGGGGCCATCTACTGTAGGTCAGACTGGAGTCGCAGGTTTAGGTGGTGGTACGACAACGTTTGTTTCTGGGGCTCCATATTCAAACCGCGAATACATTGGTATGGAGAAAACTGATCTTGATTTAGGGTGGTTATCGAAGTATCGTAAAGCAACCGCAGGTGGAGGCCAGCAACAATTTCCATCAACACCTAGTACTCCAACTAATAGATTGCTTCCATGGCCAGGAGAAGAAGGCAAATCATCAACTCCTTCAACCGGTGGTAATCGTGTTATCTCACCTTTCACAACTGGCAATGATTTTCGTATAGGTACTGGGAACGTTTTTGGGGCTGGTAGACCAGGAGGTCGTCCTCACTCTGGTAATGATCTTCACGCTGGTCCTCCCGGAACCTCAAATGGACAACCGGTCGTCTCAATGACTGGTGGGACTGTTCTTTATCGCGGTGTTAACCGAGGATATAACGCGAATATAGTAATTCAAGGTGATGATGGAATTATTCGTCGCTATGCACCTCATGCAAGCACAGCACCGTTAGCTGTTGGATCTCGTGTTACACAAGGTCAGATAATCGGTGTTATTGGTGAAGATCATTTACATTATGAAGAAATCCCACCTACTATTGGTGGACGTCCTAATCCTGTTTATCAACAGTTTGTAGATAATGCTCCTACTAATACTTTTACGTCAACATCATATCAAAAAGGTGTAGTAAATCCTTCAGGACCAGAAGGTTCACTTCAATACATTGGGAAAGGCGACCGGGTAGTTTCACCGGTTATGTCACAGCCAACCGATCGAACTACTCAACCTGCTCAACTAGATGCTGGCGGAAAATCTTGGAAATATGAACGCCGTGCAGGTGAATCAGGAGAATTCAATTATGCTGCGACTGGGGCATATGGACCTCCTGGTCAAAATCTCACTACGATTCAATTGAATAGTGGAAGATCTGTGCAGGTTAACAAGGAAGTCGCACCACGTTATCAAGGATTTTTAAATGAATTAGAAGGACGTGGTTACCGTATTAATTCTTTGGGAGGTTATGATTATCGTACTAAGGTAGGAGGCGGTTCAGGATTGTCTATGCACGCTTATGGTGCAGCGATAGATATCAACCCAGGACAAAATACACAATATGGTCAAACTACTAATATGCCAAAAGACATTGAACAATTAGCATGGAAGCACGGTCTCTCATGGGGTGGGAGATTCGGTGATCCAATGCATTTTGAACCTATGTCTGATGAGGCATGGGCGTCTAAACGTAAGCAAATGGAGCAGACTGGTACACTTCCACTTGATTCTCAGCGTGCCCCATCACTCGTACCCGGTCAAACTCCAGCATCTACTATACGAGATCCAGCATGGGATGAACCGGCATGGATGAAACCATATCTGCTACACAAACCTGATCAACAATACAGTGAAGAAACCAAAACTGATAATACAGTCGAAGTCAAGAATCATGGTTCTCCAGAGACCCCACAAAAAGAGCCTCAGCATAATGGAGGTTCTTTAAAAGAAGGAGTAAAAGTTGACAACCGGTCAGATCATGACATTGATGTGAAATCTAGTGGTGAAGATAACCACAGTGACGATTAATGCGGTATTATGAAATTTATATACCGGGAGCTCCGGCAGCTTTTCCTCCTCTTCCAGGATCAGGAGCTATTTGGAGTTCTTTTATCAATGGGCATCATAATCCTGAAGCACAGCAGATTGACTTCTCTATTGAAGAAACGACTTTTGCACCTATTCCGTCTCCATCTTCAACTCTTACGATACACGGTGTAAGTTTTGAACAGATAAAACAATCAGCAAGTTTGAATGGATTGAGTATCTATATTTATGGTGGTATGTCGGCTGGATTGCCGATTGCAACTGCTCAAGCACCACAAGCCGGTTTGATAATGCAGGGAGTCATTCTAAAGTGTTGGGGGAATTGGATCGGTACAGAAATGTCAATTGGCATGTCCTTTGTGGCAGCAGGATTGGCGATAGGACAAGATGCGGCGGGCCAAGAAGGAGTTGTGGGTGGAGGTGGAGGATCTGCTAGTCCTGCACCATTAAATTTGAATTTAACTAATACTCCTCTTATAAGTCGTTCTTTTAATGGTGTTGGATTTCGATCCTTAGATCAACTAGCTTTGCCGACTGCCGTCGTATCTCCGGGAGGAGGACAAGTTGCGGGTGCAATTTCTGGATTAGTGAGTGTTGGTGGTAAAATTATTGGCAATCTTCCATTGATAAATTATGGAGACGGTTCCTCAACAATGGGCGGTATTACGAGTTCATTGTTTGGTGGAGGGGGAGGAGGCCTTACATTAATCAAGCCATTAAATCTCATTCATAATATGGCTCCCAATGAACCTCTTTCAGCAGCTATTCAGAAGACTTTATCGACAGCTTTTCCAAGCGCCAGTATCAATATTAAAATCAGCCCTAATTTGATGCTTGCTTATCAAGATGCTGGTGTTTATCAGAATATGGAACAATATGCACATTATATTCAACAGTTAAGTAATTCTATACTCGGCACGAATAATTATGCCGGAGTGCAAATGACTTCATATAATAACACAATTAATGTGTGGGATGCCACTCAACCAGATACAGCTGGATCCATAAATCCATGGGATTTAATAGGACAACCTACTTGGATTGATATAATTAAAATCAATGTTAAAACTGTCTTACGTGCAGATATTCATGTTTCACAAACATTCACACTCCCGGCCGGTACGTTGATTGGAATGACTTCAGATGCAGTTATCCCGATGACTCCTGAACAGAAAACATCTCTTTCATTTTCAGGTCTTTTCTTTGTAACTAAGATATTACATATCGGAGATTTTCGTAATCCTGATGGTGCGAGTTGGTGCACAAATTATGAGGCTATAATCTTCTCAGAAGGTGTTGCTGGACCTTCACAAAGTGATTGGCAACCGGCAACTCCCGCCGCTGTAGCGGGTCAGGTTTCGTATGGCTAGGTCTCCTGTATTAAATGTTCAAGTCAATGCGCAACAGTTCACGCAACTGGTGCAACAATTCAACACGTTTTCAAGAAATATTGGTACGCTGACGAATCAATTTAATCAGTTGAATAGGACTATGAATGTAACATATTCTTTATCAAATATGTTACGAAATAGCATGAGTTCTATGCTGCAGATGGGTAAGTCCATCGCAGCTACAACCCTCAGTATCACCACTCAATTCTTAAAATGGTCTACTATCATTGGTGGCATCACCGCTCTGCTAGGATTAGGTGGAGGTCTCTTCGGTATTGAACGGCTAGCTAGTTCTATTCTTGCCAGACGCCGACAAGTGCTGGGGTTGGGTGGAACGATTGGCGGAGTTCGTAGTTCAGAAATCGCCGGGAAACCCCTGTTTGGTGACAACACCGGTAATATCCTTGCGAATATTCGTCAAGGAACGGCGGGTGACTTTGATAAGATGTCACCGCTAGCGGCCTTAGGGATTAAGTTTGGTACTCAGGAATCACCAGACGAGATTTTAAATAAGGTGCTTCGTAAGATACCAGATATCTTAAAGAATGCACCCAAGGGCACTGAACTATCAATATTGAATGCTTATGGGTTGAATAAAATATTCACGGACCCTATGGACCTCATCCGGTTAACAACCAAGGAGGGGCAAGAAGAGATTAAGAAACGTGAAGAACTACAGCAACAGATTAAGAAAGAGTTAGAATTATCACCTAAAGCTCAAGAAGGTTGGAGTAACCTATCACTACAGCTTGCGAAAGCTGGTGCTCATATCCAAACTATTTTTGGTGAAAAACTTGCTAAACTCGCACCAGTTTTAGAAAGAGTTAGTCAAGCATTTGAGACCGCTGTCGAAGCTTTTATGAGCACTAAGTTAGTAGAGAGAGTGCTATCAAAGGTAAGTGAGTGGTTAGAGAAATTTGCGAAATATGCTGAAGAAGGTGAATTAGAGAAAGATTTAAAACAATTCGCTGAAACTATTGAAGGCTGGCTCCCCACATTAAAAGAGATGGGAGAAGCAATGTTGGGTTTCGTTAGTACAATCGGTAGTGTTATTCGGTTCTTAATGAAATTATCCCCGGGAAGTGATGCTACTGTAACTGATATGAATAATCGTATTCAACAGCAACGGCAAAATACGATCCAACAAGGAGCCAACCGGTCAAATTTCAGCTCTGTTCCAAATTCTGTTTCTACATCAAACGGAAATATGAATGTTCAAGCTCCAATGAGTAATTGGAATGCGAATACAGCTTTAAGGAATTTTACCAATTATTCAGTTCCTCAGTTTGGTGGGGCTGGTGGCAATTCTAGTTTCAATAATAATAGAAGCTCTATTCTCAGTATGCCTCCAGCTTATAGCGGATTTGGAGGAGCATTTGGTGGCGCAAAGGGTCCAGATGGACCACAGACTAATATTTCATCATGGTCAAAAGCAGCTCTAAACGCATCTCCTACAACTAATGTTCAGTTTGCTTCTCGTGGGGGTGCGAGTGGAGGACCACTTGCTTCTAATAATTGGCAGTCTACAAGAACTGCTAGCCTCGTTGTTCGTAATGTTCCTGGTGCGAATGTCTTTATGTCTGGAGCAGGAATGTCCACCTAATGCCTTCATCTAACACTGCCGCTCAACTTTCATACCAAATCTGCCCTATCGTTTTAACCGGTGGGGTTGCCGGTCAGGTTCCGGCAGGTATTTTACCGATGTTGAGCTTATTCTATGCTTCTGGTACTGCTCTCGAATTACCGTACGATATTAGTGATTTAGATGATGCTTTTGGTTCTTTCAACGTTTTACCGGGTGGTACACTTATTCAACAATCTGTTGGTAAGTATCCATTTGCTAATCAGTATGTTGCAGCTAATGCTACGATCAGAGAACCATTAACAATTTCTGTTATTATGGATGCTCCTATGCGTGGATCTAACGCATGGAATGTCAAACAGACTGTGATGACCGCTTTAAAAGCGACTTTGGATGCTCATAATAATAACGGTGGAACCTATACTGTCGTTACACCGGCCTATGTTTATCAAAACCTCATTATGACTGCTTTAACTGATAATAGTCGTGGTAATAGTCCTCTTCCTCAAAATGCATGGCGATTTGATTTTGAGAAACCTCTTGTAACACTAGCAGATGCACAAGGTGCTCAGAATCAGTTAATGGGTCGTTTAACAAATCAAGTCTTTACCCTTGGCAATCAAACCGGTAATCAAGAAGGTAAAGATTCTGCCCATGTTGAAACCGGGGGAACTCCTCATCTTATTGGGGCTCTATCTGGTGGTAATGCAATGCCAAAATTTGGGTCCCTTACTTCTACATCAGCTTTGAATTATCCAGCCGCGTTTACTCCCTCAGGATTTCCATTTAAAGGTATCGGATGACAACGGTAGTTGCATTTGTTCCCTCTAATATTAAGCCATTCACGTTTCCAGCCATTTTGGATGGTCAGTACTATAATATTAAGATCACATGGAATGTGTCTGCTCAACGTTATTATGTGAACGTATATGGATCTGATGGTTTATGGGTTGTTACAGTTCCTCTAGTTTCTAGCCCACCTTCTCGTCCTATTGAAACTGTTACTTATGATCCATTTCAATTAGTGTTACTAGTGCAGATGGTTTCACCTACAAAATGGCCGTTACCATTATCACCTGAAGGATTATCACAATCACCCGGCACGATCACAGATTATACTTTAGCAGGATTCGTACCGAACACCTACAATGGACTTTTCAGAGGAATGCAATTAAACGCAACTCAGTTTACAGTACCTATGGCGGTTAACCCCGGTTCTCTTATTGTAACTGGGTATGTAAGTCGTCAATTGAATATGCTGGCAGGAATATTTCAAACCTCAACTTTAATTTATCGCAACAACGCTTTTGAGATTGGTCCATAACATGGGTAGATATGACTCTCACAAACACCCTCTTCAATACCGGTTAGGTCAATGGGCTCTTAACCGAACAAATAATAGTCGTGAAGGTCAAGCTAAGTCTATGCCATGCCATGTCGTTGAAGTGGCACAAGATTTCATTAAAGTAGCATTTGAAAACAGTAATGGCATCTTCACGATGCCGATTATGAAAATCCCACAAGCGATGACGCAGTACATGCGGAATCCGACACAGGTGGGTGATAAAGGCCATGCTGTTCCTGGGAGTTATTATTTAGGAGGAGTTACCGGAGACGCTGGTGGATCAACAAATTTCTATCCTCGTGGTAATCTGACCACTCTTAATTTTAATGGAATTAGTCATACCGATAATCCTTCTCGTGATTACAATCAGCTCACCCATATGGGTGGACCGGCTGGTTGGATTGCTCGTGCGTTTCAGAAACAGCAAAATCAAAACCAAGGACAGCAACAACAATCACAAGGATTAACGCCACAAAATTTACAGACCGCTCAGTTTGGTCGTGCTGGTGCGATTGCTGTGCAACAGAAACTCATGGCAGCGTCTATGGGGGTATCTATATCAGCTTTGCAAATGCCTTCTGTCATGGATTCTAGCAACCCAACTTCTGGTACGGGTTCAGGTGATCAACAACAGGAACAGGATGAAACTAATTTTGGATTTGATAAAAATGGGTTATCAACAATCCAAAGTGGTGACACGAAACACAATATCACTGTTGATAAGAAAGGTAAACAGATTACCTTGAATGTTCCTATTGGCGAATGGGTCTATCACGGAGGAGACGGAAAAACCGGTAAATACGCACGAGTCATGACCGAGAATGGTCCCAGCCCTAACGTAAAAGCTAGGATCAGTTAATGCGAACTTATGGTAGAACCCAAGACGTTATCACCGGTAAAAAGACATGGTGGTTGGTCACTACTGATGCTAATGGGTTTAACGATTCTGTATATCTTACTGCTCTAGCTCAAGTTCTTAAATTGAATTTAGGTGAAAGTCCATTCTTTTCTAACTATGGTATTCCAGCTCACGCTTCTGTGGTAACTCAGGTTTTTCCGAACTACTATATGGCTGTAACTCAACAGCAATTTGCTGGGTTTTTCGCTTCCTTAATCTTGACACCACTACCGGATGCAACAGATAATGATGGACGTCCGGCTCCTGCTTACAATATCAGTGTCTTAACCAATGCTGGTTCTCGTATTGGTGTACAAACGAGACCCGGCTATCCGATAGAGCAACCGATCTAATGGCTGTACTTCCGCTTGTAATGACATCGCAAGGGTTGCAACCAACTGCTCCAGCAGATTTGCGGGCACGATTAGTTGCTCTGGTAGCTGCTCAAAATCCAGATTATACAGCGAATCTGCCTGGATCGTTGATCGAGGATATTGCGAGTACAGATACCTATGCGGCAGTGGAAAGCGACAGCTTTCTAGTAGATTTGGTAAATTCAATCACACCGTTTGGTGCCAATGCGTTCTTATTAAATCAGTTAGGTATTCTTTACGGAGTAGATGCACAACCTATCACAAACACTTCTGTCTATGTTGTTTTCACCGGTCCTCCCGGTTATGTGATTGCGCAAGGTTTTACTGTATCTGATGGAACCTATCAGTATGTCTGCCAAAATGGCGGAGTGATTGGAAGCGATGGTAATTCTCTACCAATGTATGCTCTAGCTACTGTAGCTGGTGCATGGCCGGTCAACGCCCAAACTGTGACTCAACTTGCGACATCCGTTCCTTCAAATATCTCTTTGACTGTCACCAACCCGGTTTCAGGGATACCCTCTACTTCTGGTGAACCAATTAGTGTTTTTCGCGAAAGATGTTTTACTGCTGGTCTTGCCGCGAGCACTGGTATGTCTCGTTATGTCAAGACCTTAGTTGGAAACGTCCCCGGAGTTCAACCCCGGTTAGTATCTGTTCAACAAGATCAAGGTAACTACATTATCATTGTAGGGGGAGGTGACGCATATCAAGTAGCTTACGCAATATGGATGGCTGATTTTTATACTCCTGGTCTTTCCGGTGCAACTATTCGTATCGCCGGAGTTTCTAACACCAACCCGGTTGTCATCACGACAGCAAATAATCATAATTTACAGACCGGTGATTTGGAAATTATTAGCGATGTGACCGGGATGCCGTTTCTAAATGATCAGGTATTACCAGTCACGGTAATCAATGCGAAGCAGTTTAGTGTTCCGTTAGATGCAACGGTGTGGGGTGTTTATCAGTTTGGTGGAGAAGTTGCTCCTAATCCTATTAATATGTTCGTAACTATTAATGATTTTCCTGACTCGTTCCTTATTCCTTATGTTAACCCACCTCAAGAGCTGGTCTCTATCGTAGTGACTTGGATTACTAATTCACCTAATTTTGTATCTCCAACTGCTATCGCTCAAGCAGCGGTGCCGGATATTGTAAACTATATTAATTCATTACCGGCTGGTGTGTCTCCTATTAATTTCAATGTTCTTAATCAGATCTTTCTTGAGGCAATACAAAATATCCTTCAACCTGAGTATGTGATTAGTCTTACTTTCCAGGTTGCGATTGGTGGTGTGGGTGTATCACCTGCTCCTGGAACAAACGTAATTTTTGGTGACCCGTATAGTTATTTCTATACTGAGAATGGACAAATTGCGGTGGTCGAAGGATGACGTTAGCTTTCCTTTCATCTGGTCTTACGACAGTTGTTTTGAACGGAGGTGTCTCCGTTCAAGTAGCTAACACGAATATGGGGGTGAACGGTGGCGTTATTATCAACCCTCAAAATCCTATTGACCAAGGTATTCATATTGTTGAACCACTCTACATTAGTCTTATCGGTCCTGCTAATCTAATCGCAAATCAAAATACCACCGTAATTAATCCCGGTGATACATTTAATGTACCTCCTTTATCAAATGTTTGGGTGAATGCTGCTACTTCTGGTCATAGTTTTACTGCTATATTTTTATCACCATACGAGATTCAGTACCCTCCAACTATTGTACCCGGTCAACCGGGCAGTGGAGTCGGAGCTCTTCCTGGTACTAGTGAGTTTCCACCAAGTTCTGTCACCGGTCTAACCACTGTTATTCCATCTTATCTTTACCAAGAATACTCAGATGATGATGACCTACAAGGTTTTGTTGCTGCTCAGAATGAATTACAACAAGATTATGTAGATACTTTCAATGCTCTCAATTTACCGATTTACCCTGGATCTATTGTGGAAAAGGCTTTGCTCGATTGGGTCGGGCAAGGTGTCTATGGGATGGCTCGTCCAGCTATTGGGACAGGTATACCCTTACAAATAGGACCTCTCAATACATGGGCTCCAAATTGGCGTCCCTGGGATGTCCCACCGGTTGCATTTCCTGTTGCTCCAAATATGCTTGATCAACTCACTGTTGGTGATGTTGTCATTACAAATGATGATTTGTATCGTCGTATTTTAACATGGCACTTTTATAAAGGTGATGGAAATTATTGTGACGTACGATGGTTAAAACGTCGTATATGGAGATTCTGCTTCGGTGTTAATGGTTGGGGATACAACGGTTATTTAGATACGTATCCTGATGCAAGTATTGCAGATACAGAACAAATTAGTATTTCTTTTGGTGTTGATAGGAACTGTACCATTCGATTTGTGCTTGGTCATCGCGAAGTTGGTGGCGGCATGATGTTGAATAAGTGGGGACCTAATGGGTTTGGTCCTTCTACTCTTCATCCGGCATCAGATTACAAATACATCGCTCTAAATGAAATACGAACGATGTACACCCCATTCCCACCACTGCCTATGATGGCAGAGTTTAAAGAAGCTGTTGATATTGGAGCTTTGGAGCTTCCATATCAGTTCCAATACACCGTACACATAGGATAGAACTATGGCGATTCTTTGGAGCAACAATGCATCCACTACTGTAGCTGGTAGCATTACTCCGTCCAGTACAACGGTTGCTTTGGCGGCAGGAACTGGAGCACGGTTTCCGTCCCCAACCGGTGGGGACTATTTTGTTGCGACTTTTTATGATCAAGCAACTAAGACTATTGATGAGATTGTACATGTCACGGCTCGTTCTGGTGATACCTGTACGATCGTAAGAGCACAGGAGGGTACTACCGCTCAATCATGGAGTGCGTCTGATATCTTTGCTAACTTGGTGACTGCGGGTACTTTAGAAGCTTTTGTGCAAGCTGGTACTGGTCCGGCTGATACATCAGTTGTGTATGTCGGTACAGATACATCCACTACTCCTGGTCTCGTTGTTGCTGTAACTAACCCGGTCCCACCCTCGTATCAAACCGGCATGTTGTTCAATATTAAGATCAACAACACTAACCCCGGACCGGTTAATCTTCAATTAAATGGTCATCCATCCGTCGCCGCTGTTCGTACTGATGGCAGTGCAATGGTTGGTGGAAATCTTGTTGCTAGTCAAGAAATGACGTTTATCTATAATGGTACAAACTTCAATGCATTAATTCCACCTATTCCACAGACTCCCCCACAAAGTATTTTCTATGTGCGAACTGATGGTAACGATAATAATTCAGGGTTTGCCAATACTTCAGCAGATGCTTTTGCAACTATCTCTGGTGCAATTCATCAGATCAAAACGCGGTATGTTTCACAAAATAGTATTACGATTCGTGTTGCAGATGGCACCTATGTTGATGGTGTTGATGAAACTGGATCCTATATAGCTTCTTGGAATATTGTTGGAAATACATCAAATCCTGGAAACGTTATCATTAATGCCACGTCTGTTAACCCATTATCTTATCCTACATATGCAACGGCTGGACGTTGTTTTGTAGCTGGTGGAACGGCGAATATTGCTGTAAGTGGTATGTCATTTCAGTCATATTATGAAAATACAGCAGGTTCTGCAGGTTATCTTCAGGTAACTGGTTGTAATTTCACTGCTCCGGTATCTGGCACTGTAGCTCCTATCGCAGCTTATAGTAATGGTCTACTCGCACTGTACGGCAATTGTCAATATAGCGGTGCAACTGCGGTGCCGTTTATCTTCTCTGCTTCTGCGGCTGGTGTGGTGAATTTAGGGTATCATGATGCGATTGTATCTAACCCTCTTGCGTTCACTATCAATGGAACTCCTTCTGTTGCCAATTCAACAGCCTATGCGATTGCTAATGGTGTGATCAATGTTAATACCACTGTGACAACATTCTCAGGTGGTGTTCCAGTTGCGAATCAGTATATCTGTCAAAATGGTGGTGGTATTTTCTTTGCTGGTGGCAACACCAGCATCTTTCCTGGTACGAAACCACCGATTGTGACGTTACCAGGATGGACAGCATAAAAGGAACTCAACTATGGCAACTCCTGTCGCTGGTGTTAATACAGTCACTTCAGCCACTCCTGGGACCTCGATTATTGCGATAGCCGCAAATCAAGCCGGTGGGTATATTGTCAATCCAGGAACTGCCGCAGATCAAAATTTACCGACAGCTGAACCACTATATGTGAATCAGGTTACTGATGCTGCTTTGAATGCAAACGGAACGACCATTGCACTCCAGCCCGGTCAATCTTATACGGTGATACCGAACACAACCACACCGGTTAAAGTGAGTTCGGCGAGTGCTAGTCATAGTTTCACCGCAGTCCAGTGGCCAACTCCATAGGAGTTACCTATGTCTGACGTGACTCAACCGGGGTTTGGTCCTGGTGGGCCGAATCCTACATCATCACCATGGGTGTCCTTTGGTTCTTGGATTCAATACACAGGTGGAGTTGTTGTAGGAGATCCAACCGGTGGGAATCTTGGTCCAGGAACTGTGAATTCTCATGCTTATTTTATTGACGGTGTGCAATATGATCTAGCAAACTATCTTCCATTGACTGGTGGTATTATTGGAGGTCCTCTCACTGTCAATGGTGCCTTTGTGATCCACAGTACATGCGATGGTATCACTATTGATATGGGAACAATTTAATGGCTAATCTTCTCCAGATTTTGCGGTCCAGTACTTTTGGAACACGTCCAACACCGAGCGCGTATCCTCCAGGTGTGCCATTTGTCAATTTTGCAGATAAGCAATTCTCTGTAGTTGATTCAGGACAAGTGGCACAAGATTTAGTTGGTGTACCATTCTTTTCTACTCTTGCGAATTATAACGCAGGACAACCGGTTGTCTTCTCTGGTCGTCTGTATATTGCTCTAGTATCAGTTACTGCTGGAGCGTGGAATCCTGCACAGTGGGCCGCTGCGATTACGGCTAATGCGATCCCTGGTGTATATCCACAAGACGGTATTCAAGTTAATGGTGGATTTGAAGTTAGTCAGCAATTAGGTGTTGGTAATCCTGTCAATACCGGATATTTTTGTGATCAATGGACTTTGTTTCGGAGTCCTGGTGCCGGTAGTCTTGCTCAAATTCAGGCTGCTCCTGGAGTCTATTCTGGTCTTCCTTACCATGGTGTCGCTACTGTTACCGTAGCAAGCCCTACTCTGAATCCAACAGATTTCTGTCTTATGAATCAACCTATCGAAGGCATGAGAGCTGCACGACTAGGCTTTGGGTATGCATCTGCGTCAGCAGTCACTGTTTGTTTTTGGAGTAATCATTTTAGAACTGGGTTATATTCCGTAGCTTTACGGAATGCTGCAAATAATCGTTCTTGTGTTATGACATATACCCACGCTGCTTCTGGAGTTGCACAATATAATGTGCTGACTTTCCCTGGTGATGTTACAGGATCCTGGGCTATCGATACCTCAGTTGGATTGCAACTGAGTTTCGTACAAGCGGCAGGCACTAGTTTCAATGCTCCTGCTACTGGAACATGGTACGCTGCGAATTATTGCGCTGTTGCGGGTCAAGTAAATGGATTGACATCTACAAGTGACTATTTTCGGATTACTGGTGTTCAAGTTCTACCGGGGAATCAAGGTCCACCAGCTTCTCAATCAGCGTATACGTTGCGCACACCTGATGTTGAATTGCGGGAATGTCAGCGGTATTATGAACAACTAACAAGTGGGATAGGAAATGGTAGTGCCGTTTCTGGTACGACGTTTATTTGGATCGGTAGGTACCAACCAAAACGAGTAAATCCTACGGTGACCTTCTTTACTCCCACTTCTATGAATGTGTGGAATGCTTCTGGTTCAGGAATTTTTTTAACCAGTGCCTCACTCTCTAGTTCATCTAACAATGGGTTTGTCGCCAACGGCACAGTTGCTTCGGGTCTAGTGGCTGGTAACGGTATTTCCGTTGCGGCTACCGGAGTAGCTTGCATAGTGGTTGACGCCAGACTATGACAATTAATTTAACCGATTGTGCGATAGGAGACGCTCCTTCAGTAGCTGTCCCTATTCCACTCACCGGTTTAACCACTGTCAATATTGCTCCATCAGACAATAGTGTTGATACCAATAACGTTATTGTAACAGGAAGTGGAACTATTGCTTCACTAGGTGGTGATGGGACAGTTCTGTCTCCAGACCTAGGATCACCATGGCCGGTCACTAAGCGGGTGACATGGATACCTGATCCATCCGCATCTATTACCTTAGTGGACGGTCCTGCATTCATTCTGTTAGGTAACGTCAATCGAACTATAACACATGAATGCATTGGGTATTACTTTTGGGATCTGACTACTAGGACATGGACCGAACTTTCTTATGTTGATACCACTCAAGTTCCTGGTGGTGGAGGTGGTGGTGCCGTAACATCATGGAATACTCGCACAGGTGCGGTGTCCATGATTTTATCAGATGTGACCGGAGTAGGTGGGGCTCCTCTCGTATCGCCGGCCCTGACTGGAACTCCAACCGGTCCAACTGCGGCTCCTGGAAACAATTCAACACAACTTGCTACTACAGCCTTCGTGACTGCCGCTGTGAGTGCCGCGGGTGGAGTAACGTCATGGAATACCCGAACGGGCGCGGTAACCATGACTCTCAGCGACATAACCGGTGTGGGGGGAGCTCCACTAGCTTCACCAACGTTTACCGGGACTCCGGCAGCACCGACCGCTACCGCTGGCACGAATACTACACAACTTGCTACTACCGCATTCGTATCGACTGCAATTACCAATGCGAATGTTCCGTCCCCCTCAGCCTCCACCCCAATTATGGATGGCACTGGGTCGGCAGGTTCATCGGCTCAATTTTCACGTGGGGATCACGTCCATCCTACTGACACATCACGTGCACCATTAGCGTCACCTACTTTTACAGGTACCCCAGCCGCACCTACGGCCACAGCGGGCACTAATACAACACAGATTGCTACCACAGCCTTTGTCACAACGGCAATAACTGGTGTGAGTGGAGGTAGTACTAATAATATTGGTCGTAATCTCTTAGATAATAGTTTGATGAATGTTGCTCAGCGTGGCAACGGTCCATGGACTACAGATAATGCCCTAACAACCGACCGATGGCGTTTGAGGCTTGTATTAGATACCAATTCAGTCACACGAACAACGCTGACTGATGCTAATCGCACCACAATAGGTGATGAAGCAGCACAGTTCGCACTAACAAACGCATTTACCGGTAATGCTGGATCCACAGCAGTAACGTGGATTCAACAAGCTATTGAGAACATTTACCGGTTGGCGGGTAAAACAGTTTCTGTCAGTTTCTGGGCGGTTGCCGCGTCTGGAACTCCTAAACTTGGAATTAATATTCTTCAATTCTTTGGGACGGGTGGTTCACCTACCGCAGCGGCTTGGTCTTTATCGACTGGACAATCGGTTACACTAAATACAACATGGACTCGTTACACAACTACGATAGCAATCCCTAGTATCATTGGACTGACCGTTGGTACGAATAGTGATAGTTTCTCAGGATTATCTTTTTTCTACACATCTGGGTCTGGTGCAAATGCTGTTGCTGGTAATATTGGTGTTCAGTCTGGAACTATAAGTATCTGGGGTATACAAGTAGAAATAGGGTCTACTGCTACACCACTAGAAAAGCCAAATCCACAGCAAGAAATAGCTAGATGTCAACGATTCTATCAAGTAGGTCCTTGGATTCACTCTGGATATAATTTAGCGAGCCAAGCAGTTGCTTATGAGGTTTTGTTACCGGTGCTGATGCGGGCAACTCCAACCATTGTTAGCACTTTAAGTGCATCTAGTAATATCACATCACCTAGAGCTTCTGCTGATACAGCAGCTTCATTTCAAGTGCTCGGCACAGTTACAGCAAATGGAGCTTATACTTCTTCTGGAACCTTCACAGCATCGGCGGATCTCTAGATGGCAGCACCATATCAACTCACACATTCCACGTTTGTTATCCGCACTGCGGATCAAGCTTGGATTCCTGATGACCCTAATAATCGAGATCGTCAGGATTATAACGATTGGATTGCGGTTGGTAATGTACCTGACCCCGCGCCACCAATTATCAGCCCTAACCTCAATAGTGTTGGTTACGGACCAACATCAGATCAAGCCGTAGGAGGATAATAACATGTCTGCATTAGATCTCATTGCAACTGCGTCTGATCCGACCTTCGCGGGCCGTGTCAATATGATTATGTTCAAGGTCGCACAGGAGGTAGCGTCTGAAGATCCGGCTACACCAGATCATGCTACGCGTATCAATTACGTAGGTGTTGTGCTTCGTGGTCAAGAACGCCCACAACTTGTCGCCACTCATGTAATATCTTCTAATGGCACTATTCAGTCTGAGATAGAGTCCAATCCAGCATTACTAGGATCCAATGTCCCTGATGGAGATATTGAGTTCGCATTAGCGTCCATCTGGACCGCGCGGGCCGTAGCTTTCGGTAATACGACCCCTTAAAATATAGTAATAATTATGTTGCATATTGGGCGTACGACTGTATAGTACGCTTGCGGCATAGGTGTAAAATGGGACTCGGGGAAGAAGCTGGCAAGGCGTTGACTACAACAGTGGACGCTATGAAAGCGTCACCACTAGCAATTGCCCTCCTTATAGTTAACCTCGGTTTCATGGTGCTCTTGGGATGGGTGCTCCATGAGATCGGGGTTATTTCTAAAGAGCGCAATGACCAGCAAGGTGAGATGATCAATACTTTGATCTCAACCTTCAAAGAATGCAAGATGGGTGCTACATCTGATTTGAAATTTCCAGCACTACCGGTTACATTCTCAAAGGACATCCCATGACAACCACTCTCACCGGTAAATGCTCGTGGTTCGGCGGTCCCGAAGATATGGGTGTTTCACCGAGCGAAGGGTTGGCTTTCATTAGCAGTGTTTCACAAGCACCGGAATTATTCCTTCCAAAACAACCTCCAAACACAACCGGTTTGGCTCGGCGGTTAGATCCATCTACATATTATATCGCTACTCGCTGGGACTATGCTCAGTATCCCAAATCTGAATTGTTGGATATGAAGTGCCTTGTCACTTCACCCAAGACCGGTAAATCCTTTGTCGCCGCTCCGGCTGACTGGGGACCACATGTTGACACCGGTCGTGTTGCTGACTTATCACCGGGGTTGATGGATGCATTGGGGATCAAAACTGATGACGTAGTGGAAGTAACCTTCCCATATGACGAGGGCGAGAAAATGGTTGCGATTGCAATGTCCAGTGGTCATGGCAAGCTGGTGCGTGGCGCCAAAGGCTATTTAGATGAAGTAGACGAAGCACGCAAGGTTGTCGCAGCGGTCGCTGATTTCTATCGAGCGGCAGGAGTAACTGTCAATACTTTTAATGATGACACGTCCACTACTCAAAATATGAATCTTAAGACTATTGTGGACTGGCATAATCGTCAGCAGCGGGACTTAGATATTTCGGTACACTTTAATTGTTACCAGACCACATCCAAGCCTATGGGAACCGAAGTACTCTATGTCACGCAGTCGGATCTTGCGGCCCAAGTGGCCAAAGCAATGTCCGTATCTGGAGGATTCCCTAACCGGGGTGCTAAGAAACGAACTGATCTCTATTTCTTGAATAACACAGCCAAGCCAGCTATTCTACTTGAGGTCTGTTTTGTTGACTCTTCAGCGGATACTGCCAACTACCGCAACAACTTCAGTGCGATTTGCAAAGCAATCGCTGAAACTACGAGCGGAGTTGTCACACCAGTTCCTCCAGAGCCGTTGCCGCCTGAAGTTCCTGAGCCAGTACCACCGGCTGAACAAGTTGTCTCCATCTCGATAACTGCTCCTCCCGGTGTGATCGTGAATGTGACACAACAACAGACCGGTGGTGCTGGACATGATGTACTACTGCCTGCGAATCCTAACACGGTATGATCACTACCAATGTCATCACACTGAATGTTGCTGGCGCGCTTGAATTAATCCTCAAGCCACCAGAACCGCAACCTACCGGTAAAGTTATCGTCACAGTCAAGTACGGTAGCTTTATTGCTAGAGCAGAGGGCTCTCACATGGCGTACACACTGCCGGTTGATCATTACATTGAAGTTGAAGTCAGCTATGAAGATGCTTTCGGCAATGTTGCCGAGGTTGATGGTGCTGTGTCGTGGGGTACGAGCAACGATCAAATATTGACGATTGCTGTTGACCCCGATAACTCGATGAAGTGCACAATCACACCCACCGGTAAAGCAGGCAGTGCTCAAGTCACCGCTACTGCGGACGCTGATATGGGGACCGGTGTGACTTCACTGGTAACCTTGCTTGATGTCACTACTGTTGCTGGTGCTGCAGTTGCCGGAGTTATTCAAGTGGTTGGATCTCCCATACCGGTTAATTCACCAGCATCCACTGCTACAGATCCCGGATCTGCTCCGCCTCCCCAATAACAACTATATGATGCCTGATCTGTCGAGTCATCGAGCACCAGCAACTATGAGGAATGGGTCAACCATTGTTGACGAAGCGGGCAAGACTGCCCGCTCTCTTTTGGCTGATCTTAAGCCGCAACCGGCTTTGCTTGCAATTACGATAATTGTAGCGCTGACATTGGTGTTGATGATTTACTCTCAACACGATACACGCATTCTCCAGAGTCAATACGAAGAAGCAGCACTCACGCATATGGGCCATGCGCAAGATCTGCTCGCTAAGTGTGTTCAGCCTGAGCAGTTCTCTACTATTGTTAGTATGCTGCGCGGTGGAAGCAACAATCGTCAAGCAGAATTTAGATTACAATCAGAATTCAGTTCAGAACCTTTTTATCTACCAGAGTTGCTTCCTACTCAACCTGAAGTTAAAACTGAGATCCCATTGGTTCAGGAACCACCACGTGATGATAATTAATCTATTTAATGTGCCCTAGAGTGGTTAAGGGCTGTTTTAAGGTTTTTGACCGGGGCATGACTGTTTTTATGCCCCAGCAAACCTATCGCCCATGCGTTATTTTTGGGTGCCCGCTAGGGCAGTTAGGCAAAAATTTTGGCGCACGTAGCCTACCTTAAAACCCCATGGCTGGGGTTTGGTATTTAGGTAGGTAGGAATGGGCCATTTTCCCGACACTCAGGCTCAAAACGGGGGTAACGACCCGGTTTTCCTACCGATGGTCGGGAGGCGGGTGGAGGCGCCCTTCCAGAGTACCGCCTCCCGGCTGACTCTTCTCAGGAGAAACGAACATGGCTGGTTACAAGAGTAACTATTTGTCCAATGCGGTGCTCGCATTATTCTTCAACGGTACCCCAATTCCGGGTATCGCTGACAACGCTGCATCTGGTGCATTGACGACATTATATGTTGCTCTGCACACCGCTGACCCTGGAGTAGGTGGAAGCCAGACCACCAATGAAGTTACATATGGTGGGTATGCTCGGGTCGGCGTAGCTCGAACTTCTGGTGGATGGGTATTAAGCGGTGAGCAGATTGTTCCTGGTGCGGATATCACGTGGCCGGTTGGAACGTCTGGTAGTGGTACGGCGCCATTCTTTTCTATTGGCACAGCATCCACAGGAGCAGGACATATCATGTATGCTGGTCCTCTAACTCCAGCCGCTGTTCTCGGCAACGGCCAACAACCGGTTATGCTCGCGGCTGGGTCTGCTATCACTGAAGGATAAGCCTCGTGGCTCTTGTCCAAGGGACTATTCATCAAAACGGCGGCACGTCGAGTACGACGTGCGTCGGTACTCTTGGATCTCCAGTTGGTGCTGGGAATGCAGTCTGCATCGTATTCTCTGGTGGTTTTGCAGTATCTGATCTTGTTGGTGTCCAAGACGACAAAGGCAACACGTATAATCTAACAGACGCTATTGAAGATTTTACTGGAGGTGGTTACGCTGGAGGAGCGTATTATTTAGAGAACGTAACTGGTGGGCCAACAACATTCACCGGAACGTTAGGCACTGCTAAATCATTCGTTACGATTATTATAGAAGAATTTAGTGGAATAGCTACGTCTTCTGCACTAGATGGACATGCTGCTCTACACAGTTCTGCTCCAGGCACTACTGATGGAGCAACATCTGGCACTTTTACTACAACAACAGACGGTGATTTAATTTGGGGTTGTGGTATTTCACTTGATGGGCAAGGAATGTCTCCAGGGACCGGATTTACAGCCGGTTCTGTTAATAACGTCGTGAATACGTTTACAACAGAAAATCAAATCCAGACAACTCACAGTAGTTCTTCTCAAACTACCTTTACTCCTGGTGCTGTTACTACCGCTCTTGTGTGGGCAATCGCACTTAAATCTGCATCTACCCCTGATGATAGCACAGGTGAAGCGGATGGTCGTGCCACAGCACAAGGCGACAGCAAAACCAAGTCTCTTGCTACCGGCACAGCGAACGGACTAGCGACTGCTACCGGTGCTGGGAAGACTCTGACCAAGGCTACCGGTCAAGCTTCGGGTCTTGCCACTGCTACAGGTGTTGGAAAAACTCTTATCAAAGTTACAGGGCAAGCATCAGGTCTTGCAACTGCTCAAGCTATCGGAAAGACCCTTGCTAAGACCACCGGTCAAGCGGCTGGTCATGCATCCGCTGTTGGCACTAGTCAAGAAGAATTGCCGGTTGGAACTGCAAACGGTCATGCGACTGCCACCGGTCAAAGCAAAACTATTCATTACACCGTAGGTCATGCGGCTGGTCATGCCTCAGTCATGGGGGCAACTCCTCCACCGGTTAATCTCGGATATTGGCTTTCACCTAGTATTCCGTATCCTATCACTCCACCGGGGACAGAGTACATTACTTCAGCCGATGGAAATTTACAACCGGGAGCCGTGATGCAATCTCGACTGAAGGCTCAACGTTTGGCTAACGAGACAACGCCTAAAACTCTTGGACGATCTCGTGGTCCAACTCGAACTCAGTTTAACCGACCTCTGTAAGGAGAGTATCTATGACCCGTTCTATCACACACGTCGTTCTCATGGCTGCGGCTCTTTTGTCTGGTTGGACATCAGAAACGAAAGCAGCGTGCACCGGTAGTGGGCAATCATATTCTTGCGCCGCAGGCACAACCTCTACTGAACTTAGGTCAACGGTCAATAGTGCTGCTGATGGAGCAACATTGACTTTTGCTCCTGGTGCCTATAGCTGGAACAGCTTTGTCAGTTTCAGCAATACGAAAGGAGTCACACTACTTTGCGCGATAGAGAGTCGCTGCATTGTCAGCACTAGTGGAACAGTTCTAGGCATGAATGGTACCCTATCGGGTACGAACAATAAGCTGTACCGTATCTCCGGGTTCACTTTTACCGGTGGTGGTGGATTCATAGTATGGTTCTATGGTCCTGGGGTAATGTCTCAAGTACGAGTTGACCATAACGCATTTAATGTCAATACCGGTAGCACCGCAGTCTTTTTCGGTGAAAACACAACTATCGCTAACTTCTACGGAGTTCTCGATCACAATACATTATCAAGTGCTGGTAGTGTGATGCTGACGCAAGTTATTGGAGGCATGAATAATTCACCTCCACCGTCACCTTTCGGTACGGCGAACAATTTGTTTGTAGAAGATAATGCGATCACTATCACCAAGATGACCAACAACGGATTTGGTTGCATGGATTCTTGGGGTAGCGCTGCTATCGTTTGGCGGCATAATACTTCTCTTAACTGTCTAGTGACTGCGCATGGAGCACTCCATGCTGGAGGTCCACAAAACATCGAACTCTACTCCAACCGGTTGCAAGGTGACAACAATACAACGACCCCTGACGGAACCCGATTGTTTCATCATCAGGGGTCAGGGTCGTTCATTGCCTTCGATAATTTATTCACTGCTACCAAAGGCAAGAGTTCTGATGCCTTGGCAGTGATGTATTATCGTTCAGCCTCTTCCACCGCTAGCGGTGATCTGTGTGACGGTAATAATTCCAAAGATGGTAACCGTTCGCCCATTACGACCTATCGCGGTTATCCGTGCTGGCATCAACCGGGGCGTGATTTCCGTGCTAATCTTCTGCCGATATACTCCTGGAATAACCGGTGGTCAGATACAAACGGCAGAGTCGATCTGAATATGGAAGATTACGGTGGTAACTTTCAAGCTCAGTTTGTACAGGATCGGGATTACTATATTGGGGTTGGTCCACAAACCTCACAAACAGTTCCCTTCTCTGGGGCAACTGATATGGGTTACGGTCTATTGAATCTACGTCCTACAAGCTGTTCCATTGGACGCACTGATGCAGGTGACGCAGGCAAAGGAGGTGTCGGGTATTACGCAACGGACACTTCTACACTTTACCGGTGTGCTTCAGCTAACACGTGGATCGCGCACTATACTCCCTACACGTACCCTCATCCGTTAACTGCTAACGACACCCCTCCACCACCGGTTGACACGACGAAACCGTCTACTCCGGCAGGACTAATCGCAACTGCCACATCATCAACAGCGATCAATTTGTCCTGGACTATTAGCACTGACGATGTCGCAGTAACCGGTTATCAAGTCAGTCGAGGTGGTTCTCTTGTAGCTACGGTGCCATCCAGCACTTATCAAGACACTGGGTTGACACCAAGCACCAGTTATTCATATACTGTTGTTGCGATGGATGCAGCGGGTAATCTTAGCGATCCATCTACCGTAGCCATGACTACTACTGAAGCTGACTCTGGTGGAGGTGGGAACAGTGTCTTCCCTGGGGCAATATTTGATTGTTCTCCACGCACCGGCCCTGTTCCGCTGATTGTGACGTGTACAGACGAATCAACCGGTGTGCCGACAGCATGGGCGTGGAATTTTGGTGATAGCGGAACTAGTACTGACAGCACAGAAACAAACCCGGCGCACACCTACACCCAACCGGGTACCTATGCGGTTAGATCAACAGTATCTAACTCATCTGGTGTGGCAAGTGCAACGAAGAATAGTTACGTGGTGACTAGTAAAGCTTTGCCATCTAGCATCACGTTATTGACTACTCAAACTCCAGATAATACAAATCAAATAGATTGCACTGGAGCATCCTGTAGCTATGAACTGGGAGCAAAGTTCCAAAGCACCGTAGCTGGAAATATCACCGGTATACGGTTTTGGAAAGCTAGCAACGAGAGAGACACACATACCGGTCGTCTTTGGAGTGCGACTGGAACGCAGTTAGCAACAGGAACATTTAGCAATGAAACAGCTTCTGGCTGGCAAACTCTGACGCTGAATACACCGGTTGCTATCACCGCTAACACGACGTATGTCGTGACGGTCAATACCGGTGCGAATTATTACGTGATCTCCAATACTGGGTTTGCGACACAGATCACAAATCAAAGTCTCCAATCCGTAGTTGGTACCAATGGAGTCTTTGGACCGGCTGGTAGTTTCCCAACTATGAACTGGATGTCAGCGAACTACTTTAGAGACGTGGTGTTCCAGCCCAACTAACAGAAATCAAGATGTTACCCCACGGCTCAATGCCGTGGGGATTCGCTGTCTAGGGCACTGGCGTTGGTGTGGGGTAAAAATTCATAAACCGCCCTGTATTCGATCGAGGGTTAGGTTTAACTTGAAACTCTTCTAGCTGCACAGTATCATTGTCTCGCTTGATATTTGCTGTGCATAAGAATTGCTCTCCAGTTTTAAATTCGATTGTTACTAACACGATTTCTATACGATCAGGGTGCTCGCTAGGTGGTATATCTTTGTCTTCATCTTCGACACACACTGTCCATGCTTCCGAGACATAGATTACATAATCAGGCATAGCCTCAGCAGTTAATTGACGTAAGCGGATACTCGCATGATCCTTTTCGGTGGTATTATTAAAAATCACCGGTAGGCTTACATGAAAGTCATCGTTAACTAGAATGAAGATAGTATCCATTTCCTTTTCTCGGTTGAAGAATCGTGTGATGATAGCTAGTTCTTCTTGAACGATTTCTTGTGGGGTCATTTAATCCTCCTCTATCCATTCTGCACCGCATCGAGTGCAGGTTAGGAAGTAACTGTGATAGATGGGGTACCGCACTCTCCAGTATTTTCTATGGAAAGTGCGGCAAATTAGCCTACGCCACCAAGTCATCTTTTAAGAAGGGCACGGAGGCTAATTTTGGTTTCGCCGCACGCCAATAGCACAGCAGCAACCGTGGCGAATTGCGGTCGTCTTGTTTCACCATTTATCCAGTTGTAGATTGTAGCGTGCGATACGCCACTACGCCGTGAAACGGCAGCAATCCCCCCTTGTACCAACACAAGAGTTCTCACATAATCGATAATGGGGTCCTTATCGATAAAGTTATACGATGTGTATTGTGTGATTGTGCGGTGTGTGGTAGGCTTGGTCTGAAACGGTAACACTCGTGCTGACATTTGGTAGCCTCCTTTATGGCTACCAAATAGTTTACACGCAAACCCATAGATTGTAAAGGGTTATTTACCATTCATAATTCGTGTAAAACCAAGAATGCCATTTTTGATAAAGATACCGCACACCGGCCCGAGTCATTTCTAACTCTCGCCCAATTTCATCCAATGTTCTCTTCTCAAGGTCTCTCCCACGTATAACCTCAAATACAATTTCAGGTCGCCGAGGGGTACCATGCGGGGTTCTCTGTTTTTTTGCGCACACCTTTACCATAGTTACCGTGTCTCCTTACTTGTTAACCAATATAGTGTAAATTTTAATGGATTACAACTATATGAGCCACTCTTTAAATTTATCCCCTTGTAGAGTTGCAGATAAGTCCATCTTCTTACGCAACGCACGAATAAGTTTATCATCCATAGTACCCTCAGCTCTTATATCAATATACGTGACGAATTTAGTTTGCCCTATACGATGTGCTCGGTCCTCACTTTGTTGTCGATCTTCATTATCAAATGAGTTAGCATAGTAAATAACGAGATTACAAGCAGTCCAAGTATTGCCGAATTTACCAACACTTTGATTACTCACAATGAATCTACACATGTCGTCATTTTGAATCCGTCCCCTTGCTACCAACCGGTCAGCAAGCTTCGTCTCTCCCCAGTATCCTACTACTGAATCATCACCAAACTCGGTGGCTATCCGATCCCTAATCTTGTTTAGCGTATAGGGATATGGAGCCCAGATGATAGCTTTACCGGTGTGATTGCGTAGGATTTCTATAACTGCATCTGTACGATACTCTGGTATATCGGCAAGCGTGCCATCTTCTTTACGAACATGTCCACAAAGAATATGTTGCATCTTGCCAAGTTGATCTAACTTAATCTTCGCAGTGCTATATTCATCAGCACTTAGCTTCGCCATAGCGACATTTTTCATCTGCTCATAGATGCGTCGCTGCTCTGGTGCAAGCTCCACATCCCAGAACTGATAGATCTTTGGCGGCAAGTCTAACACGTCATCTTTGGTGACGCGATAGCTGTATCGCATCATTCTTTCATGCAATTCTTCCTGGTTACGATAACCGGTGATGACAGTGACGACCTTCTGTTTTTCTGGTGCTGCTTCATTGACTTTATGAGCACGAGGAGTAAAGTCTACTTTCTCCGTGATAGCATACCGGTTTCTAAAGCCCCAGAAGGTTTTCTGACCAATAATCCTCCAATCTAAGAATTGATATTGGGTGAAGGAATCCATAGGACTCTCAGGAACCACTAATCCTGATAAGATTCTTCGACACTGAAAACGAGATGCATTTTCTAGAAGCCACTTAGTTCGTGCCGCAGACTCATGGGCGATCATTGTAGATTCATCGATAACCCCGATGACGCGTCTTGTGCCGATAAAATCTAATAGATATTTACGCGCTTGACCGGGACGATTAAGTGCTTCGATATTCATACACAGAAATCGAGGACCTTTGGCATAGAGTAAATCATTCAATGCTTTTTGATTCGTCTTATTTCCTCCACTGATCCAAGGCGCATATCGTATTCTTGGTAAGCTGTCAGGTTCAATCCACTTTTCAAGCTCACCCGGTTCTCCTTCAGCCCCGATCCAATTCATATACGCACCTTTAGGTCCGATGACGACAAGGTCATCAATCAAACCTTGATTAACTCTATTGAGCCAATCCTCTATAATGCACCGGGACTTACCGGTTCCCATTTCCATCAATAGGGCGTAATTCGGATAACGCCACAACCGGTTGACAGCTTCTTGCTGGTGTTGATACATCTGGAACATGGATGCGCCCTATTGACTTCTATGACTAGGCAATACCATATTTAGTCCCAGATGTAAAGGTATTTTAAAGTGAGGTTATCGGCGCCCGAATTCTTTCTTGTAAGCAGCACTCGCATAAGGCCATTGACCACCGGTCATTAGTCCTGTGTAGGCAGCATTTTGATCCCAGTAATTTGCATATTCATAGTTATTGTCACGTAACCACCGACTCATATTAATAATGAATGTTGGATCGTCACCCGAGTTATTGCCGCAGCATCCCCATTCCGGGAGTGATAGTTTCTTATTATGTGCTTTTGCGAATGTGACTTGTGCCTGTAACCCATGTGCTCCAGTGACGTATCCATTCCAACGCTGAACCGGGTATAAATCGCTATCACCGTAATGTGCATCATAAATATCCATACCGATGATATCTACGTAAGCATCTCCAGGGTAAACTTGCTCCCATGCAATTTCTTGGTCACCGACGTTGACACACCAATCAAATCTGAACATTGGTGATACTGTGCGGAATATTCCAACAATACGCTGGAATGCAGTAATGAATGAAACTGGATCTGCCGCCGCGCGCCATGGTTGCCAGTTGCCGTTCATCTCCCAACCAATGCGTATAATAGCGTCTGAAAATCCACTTGTTGCGATACTGGTCGCAATCTGTTGATAGTTGGTGTCGAACATCCCCGATGCAGCTTGTGCTAAAGTTGAGCCGTCAGCAGGGATCATTGGCACGCTGAATGTTGCGATCGCACTACCTGCTACAGCCTTGTAGCAGTATGTAGACCAACTCGCATCACTCACCATAGACGACCATGTGTCTTGTGCAAAATTCTCAGTAAAGCCATCAGCTTTCTTGCCTAGCCATGTACTATATTCAGCAAGATGAGTAACTCCTGAACAACCAGCACCGGCATAGATGCCAATATTGGTGGCTTGCGAAAGTGATGGAATTACTGCCAACATAATTCCTAGCAGATACTTTCTCATAGCTACTCTCCTCATCGCTGAAGAACAAAACCTATTTCCGTGAAGTTCCATTTACTTGGACCTCCTTCCCACACCCAAGCCTCTACACCGGTTAACCCTTCGTCGTGTAGAATTTCGGCTTGATCTCCTCTCATCAACCACAACTCGTCGACTCCCCATTCTCTCTTTGAGCGTGGTGTACGCCGCACAGCAATAAACGCGTTGCCACCATAACGGCAACGTTGCATGAGCCATGCAACTTGAAGAGCTTTAATCTGTACATAATAGATATGAGTTTGTTTAAATTCTATCCAACCTTGAATACCGGTGGGTGTACAGAACTCACTGTCTGGTATCCCACCGGCAATCGCACCTACCTCAATGGTAGACCATTGATATTGTGGGAGTCTCTTACGAAACTCTACTCGAAGCCCACCGTCATCCGCCATTGAATATAGAATCTATAGTATAACGGACATCTGGGTCTAGATTATTCTGCTTCTTCAACCAAGCTAGGTAATCACAAGGAATATCGCTAAACGATTTACCCTTGTGTTTACCGAACGGCATACTCCGTAGTTGTACCGGTCTGCTCGTAAATGCTTCCAGTTGCTCAGGTGAATGAACCTGAAGCATCATCTGCAGAATACCGGTTGTTGTGGCGACATCATAAAGAGCCTGATGAGGCATTCGTACTTTGACATCAGACGCTATTGACAAATTAGGCTTGATATTCAGCCAATACCGGAGAACTTGGTTACTGTGTCCTGGAGCATCTGGCCAGATGTGCTTGCTCGCCCTGAGCGTACATAACCATGGTCGCGCAAGCTCCGGGAGAAACTGGCGATCAAAAGCCACGTTATGAGCAGCAAGGATAGTATCAGGCTCAATCTCATGCAAAAGATCTGCAATTGCTTGTGCTCTCGTTACGGCACCATATTTCGCAGTAAGCATGGAAGGCTCAATATGATTTTGGGCTTGAGCTTTCGGGCTCAAAGGTCCGCTGAATTGAATATACTTCTCGTAACTCGACACCGGTTTCCATGTCGGGGCTTCAAGAACCATCCAAGCGAGCTCAATCATCGCCCCACCGTTCTCCGGAAGGTCGGAAGTTTCGGTATCCAAGACTATGAGTCTCATGAGAGCTCCAAAAAATCCCCATTAGGGCATTCCTAATGGGGTGAGTTAATTTGAGCAGATTTCCGGGTTAGCTTACGCTGCGGCCGGTTGTTCTGCCTCTTGGTCTTCCGTAGCTGCTTCAGCTTTCTTCTTGCGCGGCTTCGCGACTTTTGGAGGCGGCGGTGGCGGAATATCGACGACTTCCGGACCAACATGGATCAGGTTTCGTTTCGGGTCCGTATCCCAACGAATATCATTCCACACTTCGCCGACGCTTCGGCTGTGCGGTTCCGCGGTCATGATGTCGACATATTCCTTGATCGTCATACCGGTTTGGTAAACGTTATAACGAATCGATGCTGCACCGCTCTTGGCATCAGGTTTCAGTACAGTAATGACCTGATCATCCGCGTATCGCGGGAGCCGTTGCCGAGTTCCTTTCGGCTTAGGTTCTTTGGTTTCAGTCTCGGTCCCGGCTTCAGTCTCTACGGATGCAGTATCGGATGTGTGATCTTCACCGTTAACGATGACGGGATCAACAGCATGGGCTTCGATTTCCACTGGAAATTCTCCGTTGGTGGCTTCTTGTTCTGCCACAACCGGAACTTCTGTATGAACCGGTTTGGCTTTGGCTTTGGGAGTCCGCTTCTTGCCATCAGTGACCGCGGACTCGTGCACTACAGACATCGTGATCCTCCATCGATGCTACTCTGTACTATACTATCGCTCGCAACGAAATGCAATAGGGCGGCGAAAATTATTTTTTGAGTTCCCCCCAACTCTTGCCGATCTTAGTATCGGTCAGCATCGGAATAGTAATTTGAGGCATGGCCTCTTCCATTATTTTTGCACAAATTGCAATATGGTTTGGATCAGCAAAACTAAATCCAAGCTCATCATGGATTTGGAGCAACGGTGGGTACCCTGCTTGATGCACTTGAACCATGGCGAGTTTGACTTGGCGGGCCGCGGTTCCTTGTATCATACGATTAAAGGCTTTATGTGTAAATGCTCTCTTCATACGTTCACCTGACCAAGGATGACTAGGGTCTCTAATTCGTTTTTGCATTTCTTCAATATGACATGGTGTGACACCAGCCGCACCAAATTTTCTCTTGTATTCTAATTCCTTATTCCAGTCACGATATATTGGCTCCCATAAATTGAAATGATTACGAGCCCCATCTAGCATCTCGATGTAACCTTGCCGGTTAGCAAATCGAGAATACCATTCTGCAACTTCTTTCACGAACGGCAATTCAGTATCATATTGAAGCATCGTTGCTTTTGCTTCCTCCTCACTCATACCGGTCATTAATGCGAATTTAGCGACACCGGCTCCATATGACTTTGCAAAGTTAACGTCTTTAGCTCTGCGTCTCTGGAGTCTTGTGATTTCAGAAACATAATTATGAAAGTCTGTGTCCGGATTAGACCGGTACATATCTGCGGCTTTCTTAGCTCCAGTACAGCCTTGCAATTCCGCCGTAAAGACAATCAACCGGTATTCTTGCTGTCGGTAATCAATGCTCCCCCAAACTTCTCCGTCCTCAGGTATAAAACATGAGCGTATAAGTGGAGCCCACTCATCATCACGACTTGGCATTTGTTGAAGCGGTGGGTCCGCGTATGAAAACCGGTGTGATCGTGCTCCTCCGGTTTCACTGCGAAATTGGTTAACTGAGGGGTAGACCCGACCCTTGTGAGCGTATCCTAGGATAAATTTCTCAAGAAACTTATCAGCTAGATCATACTGATGTTTAATCTTATGACAAGTTCTAGGAAACCAATGTTCATGAGATGCCATAAAATTTTTTTCAAAACTAGCTTGTCCATTATCATATGTTTCGGACTTCTGGGTCCGGGGATACCAAAGATCCATTTTCTGGAATTGAGCTTCTAACCAACGAGAACGACGCAGTTCATTAATAGTTACCCGTTCCTCAAGCTTGTCGCTCAACTTCACTAATTCCTGATCACAACGTCCCTTGATATCTGCAATCAACCGGTTGGTGCGTATTGCATCAATACGAATACCTCGTTGCTTCATAGACAGTGTGATAGGCATTAGATCTCGTTCAACTTGATAAGCAAAATTAAGATTCTCCGCTGACAGCAATGGACGCAACCGGTGGGCAAGAGCCAGCGTGCTTGCTGCATCTTGCTCAGCGTATGGTCCTACGTGGTCTGGAGGTAATTCAAAGAGCATGCTCTTGACTTGGTTAGGAGGTACTCGTCGTAAAGCCATGGCTTCGCGCAACCCAGTTTCATCCTTACCCGGTAATCCTTGCCAATGGCACAAGCCATCTAGTGAATAGTCGGGTCTGTTTTCATCAATCATCGACGCCATAGCACCAGTATCGTCGAGAAGAAGCGGTGGCTTAACACCGAACTCAGCATTAATCCATCCCCAGTCATACGCGAAGTTATGGAAAACAAACCGGGTATGGTCTTGTCTTGCAAGTCGCTGTATCCACCGCTTGACAAGATCGTGGTCGAAGTATTGGCGTCGAGCATGGCGCAAGGGTATGTAGATGGATTGATCACGCCATGCTGCGGAAATTCCGGCAATATGGCCGGTCTTGGGGCTACTTCTATCAAACAAGCAAAATCCGGGTCCAGTGCCCTTCTTAAGTCCTGGATCACAGGTTTCGGTATCGATGGCAATTTCAGTCTCCCTAGATAGGTCTGGCAATTCCGTTGGCATCACCCAACCGGTATAAGCATCCATACCCGGTAAAATGCCTTGATCAAAGTTGGGTTGCTTCTTGCCAGCCATGGCTATTTCACCTTGGTCATGAGTTGGATATAGTTGCGCATATGTTCTTCGGTGACCGGGTAGCTAGCTTGCAGCTTCTCGTCATTTGTCATAACGATGTACTGTGGATTGTCTAATAGACGAGCAGTCTCCAGTACCAGCCACCCTCGCGGCCATCGCTCAAGCGGTGTTGTTGACGGGTGTCGCTTAATGTTCATGGGGCATACCTTGTCTACACATTTCGCATTGTGGGAAGCGTAACATAGTTTTTAATCGTTCTTGTGTAATATAGATTATATTAGCATCGCATTCTCTACAACTGATCATTAATCCGTCTTGGACCAGAGCCACATTATTTCCTCGGTATTTTCCTTTTTCGGTGCACTTGCGACAGTGAAGAAACAATTTCATTTTATCTCCTCCTCCAGTTTCAACCAACCGGTTGTTTCTTGCAGAATGCCGTTTCCAATTTTCAACTGAGCAAAAATCCGTTGTCCGCATTCGGAGCAGTAATTAGGTAGTCGTGAGTTAACGTAACATAGGAGCGCATGGCAGCACGGTGTTTCTATTAAGCGGAACGGCACTTTTTGCGTGGTGGTGGCCATGGTAGAATGCCTCGTAGTGCCCGGTAAACCTATCGCCCATGCGTTGCACCGGTGGGGCCGGTGGGTGGCTTAAGCTGCGGTTACTAAACTTATAGGCGGGGCTTACACGGCTTATTTTGCACCATTTCTAAAGAATTAAGATCTGCTACTCTATTTAACAAGTAATTTCTATTTCTAATCTTTTTACTTTTATTAAACTTCTTTGATAATCTTTTTCTTGTAGTCGCTATTTTTGGAGGCATAATTTAATCTCCGTACAAAGAGGGTCCCCGACCCAGAACTCCTATAGGGGGACTATAGAATTTCGGTGGCTTGCCAGGGTTACCACATCCAGGGGTACCAACGCCGAGCCGGGGGTGCCATGTATAGCATATGGCACCGTGATTGTAAAGCTAGGCGTTAGCGATATGATTATCAATCATACCGTCTAGGATTTCTTTCGCATCCTCATAGTCTTTATGGTCTGTTGCCGAACACACGAGGAAGATAAATCGCAACTCGTCTGTCTCCAACTGGTTGATAAAACCGTATCGACGTATCTTGTTAAAGATATCGTCTCTCGGTATGATTCTACTCCTGGGGTACTTGGGCGTCTCCATGATCTTCTCCAGATAATGGAGTGACTTCTCTAAGTCTTGTTTGCCTCCTTTCTTGCGCCAGCGCGCCACATAGCAAGCGGTACTTCCTTCCATATAATCCAATTCTAAATCGACCGCGAGGTCCCAGAACTGATATGCGGATTGATAGTGGTTGCCACCCACTTGTCGGTCATTTGCGCCCATGTCACACCTTCCTCTTATCCCAAGTGTTGTTCCAACATGGTGGATGCCACCATGGATTGCTTACACTTTCATCACTAAGATGTGATGGCATGAAGAAATGTGCGATCCTTGTCTGTACATATTGCACAAACCGAGGACTTACATCCTGACCGTAGATATAACCTAGACACCGGTCAGCTATCGGCCAGCCGTAGTGATTCCCCAGAGTAACTTCATGCATCCCAAACTCAGCCATCTCCATCATCTCGATTTGTTTAACGAGTTGCTTTTCTTCAGGTTGGAGAGACACCGGTAGTTCTATGTTCCAGTAGACCATTTGAGTATCTACTGCCGCAAACTCCAACCCATCCATGATCTCCTTCAATGGAGGGTTGTTGTGCTTGATCGGATAGGGCACATCACCGGTTGTAATTTCCCCTGCGTCGTGCATGATAATGTGTCTCATGACGACTTGGTTGATAGGACCCTCGCATACTGCGAGGTAGATACGTAGCAGTTGCCACGTATGTTCTGCCACCGTTTGCTTGTGAATAGTGGGCCACGTGTGATACCTGAGCACTTGACCAGCGAGGCGGGTATCAATTAGAATTTGTTCTGGTGTCATGAGCACCCTCCTTTTTCCGACGCTGTAACCATTGAACCGCTGCTAGACGCCAATCTTCTGCACTGATTGTGTTGGCGATATCTAATGCATCTGCCATGTTTCCCTGCTTGTAGAGATTATGGACAACTGCCATGCGTGCTACGGTATATCCTAGAAAAGGATTGTACCAATTTGTTCTAAGCTGAGCAAGGTGCCCTGCTTGAAACTCATCGATGAAATCCATAAGCCGTTGCAGTTCAGGACCAAAGTTATAACGATCTTCCATCAATGGTGATGTTTCACCATAAGGGTGAATTCTGTATGCTTCTGCAAACCTCGTACCTCCCTCACACCGACGACACAACCGGTTATACTCTGAGACGTAGAGATGTAGATTGTTAGTGATCTGAAGGTACCCTCCCATAGGAAGGTCAAGTTTTCCTGCCATATACTCGAGGAGTATGGAGAAATGTACAGCATTGGCACCGCACGCTCCCCATATCAGGTCATTTGACCGGTTGAAAACTGTGAGGTTTAGACAACCCCTTCGAATGCTAAATACAGCAGAAAGATTACAGGGCTTGCTATGACTAGATCGTAGGTCATCTATTCCTCCTGCTCCCCACATCGTCAGTACCGCTTGCCGGGTTGCGGGGTCTTTTCGTAGTTGGTTTCCGATTTCGTCTAATTGATCGTAGTCGTAACTGTACCGCCATCGATGCCCATAGGCATCAAGAATTGTGCCATCTACACCATAGTTCTTACTAAAATCTTTGATGTAGTGGTCGAGAAAAGCTCCGTCTCTTCTACCCGCAAGCATCCACATTGCTTCCATGATATGGAAGAATGGATTCGCGTCTCTAATAGGATCAAGCAGGACGTGTTGCTTGGGGTACTGATAAGCGATGGTAACCGGTGTGGGTGCTACAAGGGCCGCTCCAGCTCGCGTCGGAAAAACAGACCCGTTGGTGATAAGAAGATTAGTTGCCTTCAGCAACGCATCTCTTACATTGTTAGCCTCGATTACGTGCATTGCGCCCTTCCTCCAAAGCCTTCTGCCACTGGATTACAACTTCAACCCGGTTACTACCGTCCTGGTATTTACGATCAGCTAGAGTGATATACTGAGGAAATAACGCTGCGAGCCGCCGTGCCTCCTCATTGTTCATCTCAACTGTGCGATACCGACTACACCCTCCCGGTGCAGAAAACTCTCGCTGATCAGCTACCGTATCAGTCCATAATGCGTTGGGGTAACCTTTCAACAAGAGTTGTAAGGTCGTGCACATATCCTCACGTAGCTCAATCAAGCTCCAATCAACCTCCTTAGCTACGACAGGGAGGTAATAACCCAAGGTACAGACCATTTTACCGGGAGTTTTCCAACCGGTCTCTTTTATGGTATTGTTCCCTTGTCGCTGAGCGAATCCTACATGCGGAAACTCAAAGCTCAATTTATCTTCGATGCGCTGAAATTCGGCTTCCAATTTTGCATCTGCAATTGGAATAAGAGCTGCACCGGCTGCAGATTTGCGGGTAGCGAACCTCAAATCATCATCGAGCATAAAAATTTTTTCATACCCACGTCGGACCCATTCCTGTATAATCCATTCACGCTTGGCAGTTATTTTCCAGGTTGGGTCAGGTTGAACTACAACCTCATAATCTGTACGCATATCCCTCAACCGGTTATACTCTTGCTCAGGACAAACGAGTGTTACTCGTTTCATAAATTTGCCCTTGGGCAGATTTTGCACAGTGAGTTGTGCGTTCACTCGACCGTGGGTTGGGATAATGATAGCCATCTGTGACATGGTAGCCTCTTAGATGATGTGGTTTACCGGTAGACTTGTCGTGGTCTTCCTACGCCTGTGCGGACTTTTTCGTATTTACTCCATTCGCATAAATGGTTCTGCGTGTCTTGGCAGTGAAACGGACCTAGTCCATATTCTGCTAGCTTTTCATTCTCGTATTTATTCAGCTCTTGTATGCCTTTCAACCATTCCGCGTCTTTCCACGAGGCATCCATCGAACGACCTTGAATAATATTCAACCCCTTCTTGCTCCCCGGTCCCGGTGACGCCCACGACCACCAGTCCGGAGTATCTCTCATGAAAGATACGTACTTTAAATCCGCTACTAATTGAGCCGCCATAAAACTTCCGAGTCCACGACTGTCCCTCCGGAGCCATTCGTACATTCCTTCAAGTAATGGTGGATATTGCGACCAAAACTCCCATGTAGCAGCCCATGGCTTTTGAGCCCACATATGGAAATACGATACGACTCCTGGGCCTTTCTCGTAACCCTGTTCCCCCGTAATAATGAAAGCACCGGTTATATGAGGCGGAGGGATACTATTAATGCATTGCAATAGATGAGTACGTTGTAGACAACCTGATAGGATATACTGCTCGAAGACAGAATAATTGTGTAAATCCGGTTGATTAAACAATGAATCACATGTCGATATCCGATTGAACCACCGGTAAAGCACTGTCCCAGGTAGAACCCAAGGATTCTTATCTCCATACCGATCACGCACGGTCTTTTGATAATGCAACGAGGTGCGATCACGCTCCCGGTACACTTCAGTAAACCGGTATTCGTTAAGGATAGGGTCCGTGGTCCAGGGTCGTGGTTTACCACTGGACTTGCGTTGATAGATACTATCTCTCTCCACAAGGAAAGACAGATACCGGGATACTGGGTCTTTGACTTCTGCGATTTTTGTCATTCTAGTAGCCCATCGAAGTGATAACGACGTTCGGGGTGGATGATAACTAATTCTTCGAATGCCCGTGTAATACCGGTATAGAATACACGAGCCTCGTCGTCTTGGTTGGTGGCAAACTTATCGGCTAGCTTGGCGGTCTCGGACAACATGATAACCTTATCAGCTTGCCCGCCCTTTACCCGATGGATAGTTGAAATATGGATACTTGGTTTAGATACTAGATTGTATCCATTGTCAATTACCCGTTGAATATAATCAGCATCACGCGGGTCAATTTCAGTAAACACCTCCCGCCATTTGCCTCTTACGTTCAAACCATACTCGTCCTGTAACTCCTTCAAGCTGATATCAGGAGCGTCGCCCTGTTTCTCCAACCGGTTGAGTTTGGCTTTGGAGCCATGAGCGATCCCTACGGCTACCCGCTTGTTGTTCTCGGATGGTAATAGACTATAGATCTTAACAGCATCTGAGATCGGTATTGTATAGCCGTTCTGAAGATCATTCCATGATGTAATGGCTCTAGCATAGGCGGGTTTGATACTATGCGCATCAAAATACCGATAAGGCAACCCATTCGCGCGACACCACGGAACAAACCGGTTGCGTATCAGCTTGACTGTCCGCCCCAGCATCATAACAGACATATCAAGTTGCTTTGGATCGAGTTCATCAATATTCTGACACCATGTCATTTGACCTTGAGCTTGGCGTGGCATCCATAGCTTCTTGCGCCGATTGTCAACACGCTCAATGACTTCATTGGCGCGTGCGTGGATGAGGGCAGGCACCCTAAAGCTTTGACTCAATAGCCTCACCTCACCTGGCATTGAAATAAACCTGGATGAAGCACCAGCCCAACCATAAATGGTTTGATCGTCGTCACCAGCGATATAGAGTCGTTCAACTTGTTGCGCTAATACCTCCACCATTTCCCATTGTAATTCGCTAAGATCCTGAGCCTCATCAACAATCAGCACCTCCAGCCTTGGCGGTGCATTAAGCGATATAAACTCCTCGATCATATCTGTGAAATCAAGCAACCCTTTCTTCTGCTTATAGTTATGAAGATTGCTGATAATAGCCATTGACCGGGTAAAGTCAGGAACAATATAATCATGCTGACTTAATATCAACTCAACCGGTTGTCGCGTGATTCTCGCATAGTTTTCAAAAAATAAAACGATATCGTCGCCTACGAAATTTGTATAGGTTCCATCATCTGATGATAACCCACCATGTATTTCGTACCCGTACTCCTTTGCAAAATCTCCAACTTTGTGACCGGTGAATATATCTCCGGTCTTCATACCCAAATGCCGAAAGGCAGCGGAATGCAAAGTATTGAAATAACGAAACCTTTCTCGTGGCAAATTGAACTGCTCACTCGCACGAGTAATAGCTTCTTCAACACCTTTGCGTGTGAATGTCATATACCCTATGCGGTCAGGAGCAACCCCATTCTGCATTTCCTCATCAACAATGTTGAGGAGAGCGGTGGTTTTCCCTGTGCCGGGAGGTCCTAAGAATATTACCGGGTTGAGGTCTAGCATGTGCGCTCCCTGTGACCGGGAGGTTGTTCCTCCCGGTTGGATAGATAGAATGTGTTGAGTTTTAAAAAGGAATTTCGTCTTCTGCTACGTCGGCTACCTTTTCGCCGCGCTTCACAGCTTGGTAGAACTCTTTGGCCTTGTCATACTCAGCTTTCTTAACAAAGCCGAGGTCTTGATATTCAAGACCGAACCATTTGCCGATAGCGTTCTGCATGGGAACCGTAGTCAACTTATACCTGCGAGAGAACGCAGGCATTACCTGACCGGTGGTGGGGTGTTTGAACTTTTGGAATAGGGTTTGCCACTTGCGAGCAAACGTGTGCTTGGTGCCAGTGCAGGGTAACACATAGGGCTCACCGTCGCAGAGCAAGTAAAACTCTCTGGTGTCTTGGATACTGTTACCATTGGGCCGTACAATGACCACTTTTTCACGACCATTGTCGTCGCGAATTGTTTTCTCCATCATATCTTCTGGGGGTGTGCTGTGACGACGAACAAATCCTTGCCGATTCGGCAGCCATTCAACCCAACATCGCACCATCTCGCACGGAATAACATCAATACCGGTTACACCGTCACGGATAGGTTGAAGATCATTGCGAAGCCAGAAGTGCCCCGGCTTGGCACCTTGAATATAAGCTGGTCCACGTTCCTCCACACTTGGGGAGTTGCTTTGCAGTACGTAGATGAGTGGGAGTAGTTGGTCTTCGGGCTTGAAACTTACGCCCATCCCTGCATCAGCAGCAAGGTCTTCCATTAATTCTGCGGGGACTTGGTTGCCACCGATAACAACCGGTGTAATGTCCTTAATTTCGGTGACCGGTGCGGCAGGTTTAAGTGCTGTTTCTAGCTTTGCCATCTGTGCCTAGCTCACTGTTGCAACAGGGATCTGGCCCTGTCTGTAAAGCAAATGTAAACTAGGCACAGGCTGGATGACAAGTGAATAATACGCGTATAAGGTTTTTTATTTTTAGTTAGAACGTAGTTAGACTTTCGCTCTCCTTAATCGTTTCTGTTTCGCCGAGTATAAACTCGACATCCACCACATCACCGTCCTTGAGATTATCCCAATTGGATTCTATGTACTGATGAGCCACACTCATAGTTCTGGCTCCTCTTGGCCATTCGTATGGGTCATAAGCGACCCCACGACACTGACCCTTAATAACGATGACACATTTCTCGCTGCTATCGGCCATATACCCATCTCGTCTGAGTAGGTAACGCTGACCCTCATTGGCAGCAACCGGTTTGATGCAGATTAGTGGGATAAATGTTCCTTTATCCCGAAGCTCTAGGCACTTACTTTCCATCGTGTAGGTTCCTTTAGGGTGACACCGGAGATCCACCAGCTCCACCGGTTGCACGTCGAGCATCTTCTTCTGTCCAGTAATCGCGCATGCGTTGACCGGGTTGTAGAGGTTTTGCTAGTATTTCATAAATACTAGCATTCATAAAATGACCGTGACCAGCTTTCTTCTCCTTGGCTGCTTCGGCTAATAGTTCTTCTTTTGTTAAATTGCCGAGACTTAGTCCTCCTATGTACCAGCGCCTCATAAATTCTTTGTGGTGACTATTAACACGCTTCATAGTTTGGGCTGAGAAGTTAATAGCCCCCCGTTCTGTGTATTTGATATCCTCATGAGGCAGTATTTTGTTTTTCATTTCTCGCCTAACTAGCCTCCTTTCTAAGGCTAGTATTTTATTGACCCCCACGTCTATAACATAGAGAGCTAGCTCTCTGTTTTGCAAGATAACTTCTGCAGCATCGATACGCCCATGATCTTCTATTAGCTCGATTACTGCGTTCTTTAGGTTTTCCACTGGTTTCTTCCTTTTCAGGGTTTAAGTAGACGCTCGTCA